ACATAAATATATACTATTGTTGGACAGTCGGACAAAAGTTGATAGGTTTTCAAAAAATATTTTTGCAAAGCAAAAGCAGCCCGGCGCATAAGCGCTAAGCTGCTTTATCAACTGTGTTTAATTTTTACGTTCAGCAAAACTCTACGGTTTTTCCTGTAAAACTGTCATGGCTTCTGATCGTCGCCCAACATGGAATGGAATTCAACTGAAACGGATATTCCACGCCGTCGATAATTGCAATTCCTCTTTCTGCTACAGGTAGGAATTCATAATCCCTGTCAAGAACAAGTACGCGAATGTCCGTAGGACCGGCTTGAAAGTCATCAATGATTTTGTATTCTTTTTTCATTCTTTTTGACCCTCCTTACCGTTAAGACGTTCTTTCAATCGTTCTTCATAATTTGCAAGGTTTTGCTTGGTAACATTTGTTTCCTCTATCGGTATTTTATATCTTTCAGCAACGGAAATCAAGTACTTTTGCGCATCGATTTCTCTGCGAATTAACATTTCCTCTTGAGAATACTCCGCAAACATATTTTTACGATCCTGCAAAGCATGATACATTTCTTCCAGCACATCCGATACGGTTGCATCATCACGAATAAAAGCAAAATTGCCACCCATAAAGTAGGAAGCATATGCCCCCTGTTTTTCAAGATGCTTTACCGCTTCTTCACCTCGAATAATAAGACCGCCGTGCTTCAAGAAGTCCTTTGTCAGTTTGTTGTAAGTCGGCTTGTCAATGATCTCTTGACCCTGCTCACCTGTCTTTCGACGACGCTGCTCCGCATACGCCGCCCTTTTCTGGGCATTGATGCGCTCGCGGTTTTCGGCGTAGTGGATGCGCCTCAGCTCGTTCACGTCGCTGCCGGCGTCGCGGTAAGCCTTGAGGTATGCGTCGGGGTCGTAGCCCTCCACGTTCACCTCCGGGTCAAACCGAATAGCGTATGTACAGTCGCAATTCGCATGGATATGCTCTGCGTGCCCGTTTTTTATGGCTTTCTTACTCGCCTGCTGCCACCCACGGGAGGCCAGCGTCATGCAGAACGCGCAGGTGTCGCCACTCGGCACCCATGCAAATTCGGCGCCGTCGCGCAAAGCGTTTTTCAGCATCGTGTCGGCTCCGGTACGCTTTACAAGGCGGCTCACCCCGCTTTTGAGCTGCGGCGTGCTGTTTTTTGTCGCATTGACCATGCGCGCCACTTCACCATACTCGGCAGTTTCCGCTGGCTCTGCCGCAGGCACATGCGCACCCTGAAGCTCCGCGAGCGCGTCGTACATTTCGCTCGCAAGCGCTGCGCTGCCTTCGCCGTACTTCGTCACAAGCCCATACGCAACATCTATGAGCTTCTGGATGTCAGAAACGCCGTACTGATCTACATACGCCTGCATACAGTTTGCAACCGTGGTGTTTAACCGACGCAGCTTGCCTATGTAACTAAGCCATGCTTTCGACGGTATCTGCTTCATCGTTCAACTCCATCAAAAGCTGCTGTCCGCGCACGCGCTGTTCCTGTGACTTGATACGCCGGATGTCGGCCTGGTCAAAGCCGATCATCTCCAAAAACGTGTCGGTGCTCGCAAATTCCTGCCGTGCCGATGCGATCTTGATTGCCGCATCCGCTGTCACCGCCACGCTCGGCATCGCCGGGTTCTTAAAGTGCGCCATGATGCCGCTTTCTTCTTCCGTCAGCTCGTCAAGCGTCTTGTTCTGCGCAATGGCCTGCGCCATGCACGCGATCGTCCGCAGCGCGTCGCCGTTGCCGGTGTTGAGCTGCTGGGCGAGCAAAACGAGCGTCTGGCTCTGGGCTAAAATTGCGTCACTGCTGGTGGGGTTGGCGTCATTCACAACGCCCACATCGGTCACGGTCAGGCCTGTGGCCGCCGCAAACTGGGTGGCGGTCATCCGCATTTTCTCGGTATGCGGGCTTAAATTGCCCTGGGCCAGCTGCCCGAATACCGGTTTTTCACCGGTCTCCGGGTTGCTGGTGGCCGCCAGCAAGCTGCCCACGTACTGCTTGAATTTATCCGATACAATCGCGTCATACTGGTCGTCCGTCACGCCCAAAATGTACTTCTGCGGGGTCGTGTCAAACTCAAGCGCGATCGTCGCGTTTGCCACTGTGCGGATATAATCGTCAATCAAAGTACGAATGGGCTTTTTCAGTCGAGAGCGCCCGAACGGCTTGCCGCTCGTCGCACTCCAGATCATCGGCTCCATCAGCGGGCGACCCATGCGGTGCATCATGCGCTGCACGCGCCAGCCGTCGCGCTCACGGTGCAGCACCAGTACCGCATCGGCTGTGTACATGTTGACGAGCTTCGGCACCCACTCGTTGCTGTATTCCTCGTCCGGTATCGTGTCGATAATGGCAAGCCCGCAGTCGATGCGCCCCTTTTCTCCGTTCCAAAGTGCCGCCGCAGTCGCCGGTGAATGAAACCGTATCTTGCAGCCGATGTCTGCATCGGCGGAAAGCGTCGCGAACACGCAGCCGTATTTCAGCTCGTCGCGGCACGCCTTGCCGTACTCCGCGATGAGCCCGTTATCCCGCACAAGCTTACTGAGCCCGTCCAAGCTGCCCGCCGTGCCGACAAATCCGTCGAACATACTGCGCGCGGCGAGCACGTCCACCGCTTTCTGTCCCCAGTTGCAGCCAACCTTCAGCTTGTTCAAACCCTGCGGCAAAGCGATTCCGAGGTTCACGTCGCTAAGCTCGATATGTCCTTCGTAATATTTGTCTTTCGTGTCATTCTTGTCCTGGTGATAGGCAAACACGTTTTGCAGTTCGATGAGCTTCTGCTGTTCGTCTGCGCTCAAGCCCGGCACCGTGCCGATATTTAAAGTTATCATCGTCTCACCTCTATCCAATTCTCATTTTCCGCGTCGGGTCACGCTTACTGGTCTTCGCACCCCAGAGTGCCAGGGCGCAGGCTTCCACGGGTAAGCTGTTCTCGCCGCCGAAGCCGTACCCTCCGCCGATTGGGCGCTTGACCGCCGTCACGGCGCTTTCGTTCAGCGCCTCCTGCGGCTTGTACCATGTCAGCGTGTTTTCGTTCACGGCGTTTGTAAACAGTCCCACCGCCGCGAGCACGTCTTTCACACCCGGGCGTATGACGGCGTTTTTCGCCCGCCAAACACCCTTGATGCGCTCGACCAGCACGTCCACGCCGTTGCGCCCATCGATGACGACGCAGCTCGCGCGGTCGTACCGGGCGGAAAGCCAGTCCACCAGCCAAACAAGTCCGCGCCCCGAGGGCTGCATCTCGATGAGCGACACGCGTGCCGGTCCCTCCTTTGGAATCACCGCGCCGCATAAACACACCGCCGAACCGTCTGCCGCAAATTTCACGCCGTAGGCGGTCTTGCCCTCGGGCTTTTCATCAACGCTCGCGCAGGCTTCCCATGCTCTGCGGTCAATGGCATAATCTAAATTTTCCGCCGCTACCGGGCTCCACCACCCGAGGCGTTCTCTTGCAAACGTGTCCGGGTCGAGCTGCTCCGCTTCGCCCTCAATGGTGGAAAACTGGATGCGTCGCCCGAGCGCCGGATTTGTTGCCGCCCATCGCTTCGGGTCTGTCACGTCGCCGATCTCCGGCACGGAAAACTCAAACCATGCTGCACGTTTCGCCTCACCGTCCAATGCACGTTGACGCAAATTGCGGAACACCGTGCCCACGGCATCAGGCCCCGGCGGCGTGCCGACGTAAACGGTCTGCGGATTCAAGCTTGCGGAAATCGCCGGCAGAAATGAGCCTTGCGCAGTCTCGTCCAGCTCCTGCGCTTCGTCGAAAATGAGCAAATCGCCGTGCTGTCCGCGTCCGCCGTTGCGGGTTCGCGCCAGAAACTTGATGCGCGCACCGCTTTTCAGCACGATCTGTTCGCGCCCGAGCGCCGTTTTGATCTCGGCGACATACCGCCTAAGCTTCGGGTGCTCGAAAAAATCGCGCATTTCTTCAAACGTCTCCGTCGCGGTCTTTTGCAGATGCGCCGTGTAGATCACCGTCTCGTTAAACATCAGCATACCGGCTTCCGCGCGCCCCTGTACCAAAAGCGATTTGCCGTTCTGCCGGGGCACGCTGCCGCCTGCTGTGGGGGCTGCCCATTTTCCGGACGGTGTGCGGCCCAGCCAGTCATCCATGATGTCGCTTTGCCATGGGTCGAGCACCGTGCCACCGACACGCAGCAGCTTCACCGCGTCCATGCCGTCGCTCGTCGCATACTCAGGCGCGATTCTTCCGGACGGCTCCTGGCTTCCCATCGGCTTCGCGGTTCGTGAGGATCTCGCTGATCTCGTCGCCATCGGCGCTCACCCCCTCTATTTCTTCGATCTCCCGTATCGTTTCCCGGTACTGCTTTGCCATAGCCGGAAGCGCCTTCGGGTCTATGCACGCATCGATCGCGGTGGCGAGCACTTTTGCAAGCTCCTTGAGCTGCTCTATCCGGCTGCCCTTTGCCGTGATGCTTTTCATTTTCATGCCACTGCCACCCCTTTCAAAAATGCCCTGTGTGTAAATCGGCGCTGGACGGCGATGGGTCGCCGGTCCAGGTGCGGGGGTGCCCTCCCCACCCTCGGCAAACTTACCAGTTTCCGTCACTGATTTTTGGGTATATCTTCTTCTCTTTCTTTTCTTCAAATGGATTTCCTACTTTCGCGCCCTTCTGCTGATTGCAAAAATAATGCGCCGCTTGCAGGTTTGTCCAGTCCTCCGCCGCAGACCGCGCCGAAGCGTAGCCAAATTCGCGCCAACGTGCTACGGGTTTAATTTCATCAACTACAAACGAAAGCGGGTGCTGCGCGTCGCTCGGCTCATCGTAATGTATCGGGCCGAACCGCCCTTTACATATCCCGCATGGCGCGCCTATGGCTTTCAGCCTGGCACGGTGTTTCCTGCGCAGTGTACCGTTCGCATATCGCGGATTACTCATCTTCGCACCTGTTTGTTAAATCGTCTGTACAGCTCTCCACGCCGTTTTCACTCTCAACAGGTGAAACTACCCTCGCACCGTCCGAAATCGCCGTGTAGGGGCACACAGAGAGCATACAGAAGCATGTGTCGTCTAAGCATTCCGCCCAAACGCATTTGCAGCCCCTCGGGCATACCTGGTATTCTCTTTTCACGTGCACCCCTCCTTTCGGTTTCGGGCATAAGAAAAGCACCCACGCAACAGCGCAGGTGCTCCTTGTAGACTTCCTCAATTATCATTATAGACGAACAAAGCGAACAAAACGAACAAACTCAAAATTTTTTTGAAAAAATTCTGCTGAATTCCATTCGCAGTGCATCTGCGGATTTTGAATCATTCAGCGCTCGTCTGACCACGTTCCACCTCGTCCCGTGCTTCATGACACATCGGGCGAGCTTCTGAGGGCGGTAGGCAAGCCTGCCCACAAACGCTTCGACCTCCGCCTTTTGCACTTCAAGTTCCCGAATGCGTTCTGCGTGTTTCGGGTTCGGCAAGCCCTGCACGGTAACGCTGTGCAGGTTGAACGGGAACTCGTCCGCGCTCGCCTGCACCACGTCGCTGACCGCCGCGTTGTCCTTCGCCTTCAGCTCTTCGATTTCCGCGCAGATGTCGGGGTATTGCTCCAAAAGTTCTTTTGTCATCGCATCTCCTCAAAAATCATATCGCCACAAACGCCACCGCCGCGGCGATGCCCACTAAGCCAAGCACCACCATGGCTTTTACACAACGCTCTAATCCGGCGATATTGTCCGCTGCATCGTACTCCCGCGACTTGCGCATCACGATGCACTCCGTGAGCGTCGCCGCGATTACGAGCACGACCAAGATAATTTTATCCATTGTCCTCACTCCTCTGCCGGATAATCGGGTATCGGCATCCAGTGCGTTACCTCCGCCGTGCCGCGATGCACAAATCGCTGCTGATCAAGTGACCAATAGCCTTTGTCCACATTTCGCGATCCGTTTTTGTTGCGCGTCAGCACGAATATTTCCCGGTCGTCCGGCGGTAACTCAAGCGTTTCCGGTATCCACTCGGCGATGCTTATGCGGTCAATCGCCTCCCGAATAACCGCGCACCCATACATGCCGCAGTTATGCTCATGCCCGCAACCGAGGCAAAAAGAGGAGTCTGCCAGCGAGTCGGTCTCCGATTTCATGCGCTCAAGCGCCTCGATGAGTTCATCTGTTGTCATATCTGATCTTCCTTTCATGTTTTCTTTTCACAGCCTGCCGTGCTTCGTGGTAAAAGCCCGCTTCATCTGCCTTTTGAGCGCGACGTTTCATTTCCGCTTCACGCTGTTTGTGGTACTCATTGTACGCCTCGCACCCGGCATGGCAAAGCACCGAGCGCTGCGGGCAATTTTGCACACATGGATTTACTTGCGCCACAGGCTCACCTCCTGTATATTTTTCTCGTGCAATACTCCACCGGGCATCCACGCGGGTGTCCCGTGTCAAAGCAATAGCAGCACGTATTGTCACGCCGGTAGATGCAACCACGGCAGCCTGTGCGGCGATGTCTTACGTTTGCTGCTGTGCTTGTCCGCTTTACCGGATCTGGATCATACTTCTTTACGTTCATCGTTTTCGCCCTCTCTTTCGGTGCCGCAGATCGTCACCCATACGCTCGGCATCTCCGATGACCATCGCTTACAGATCTTCGCATTCACGATCTGCGCGTCATCTTTATACGCAATGCCGTTCAAGGCATCGCACACGATCTTCATCACGTTGTCCAGGTCCGGCTTTTTCATCGGGAAAAGTGCGCCGCTCGTCATCAGCATTTGCTTTCGCTTGCTGGCGTTCTTCGGAATGCCCAGAAACGCCGTGATGATTATATCGATCGGTGCATCGTCGGCGAAGCGCCTGCCCTGTGCTTCAGCTAAAAAACGCTGGCGCACAAGCTCCTCATACGCTACGGTTTTATCGGGCGTGTAGCTCATGCTGCGCCCGGATTTCATCCGCACTACACGTGGCCGGGCTTTTCCCTGCGGTTCGCCCGGTATTATAAATTTGATTTTCATACTTCACCTTTCGCCTTCGCTGCCGCGAAGATATCATATTTCTCGTACTCACTAAGATCATAAGACGGTTCGTGCTTCGGAGGCTTCCACCGCTCGGATAAACTCCAGTTACCGAGTAGAGCTTTCCAGCTTCGCACCGGTTGTCCGTTGATTTCCCAGCCTAACATCTCGTAATAATTCCAAAATCGCTCCGGGTCAACGGTAAAACCTTTTTCCTCACAATACGCCTTAACTTCAGCCAAAGAGGGAGCCGCGGCGCAAGCCGCTCTATGACTCTCTCTCTTATTCTTCTTTCTTACTTCTGTCTCTTGTTGCATTTCTGCGGTAGAAATTGGGATTTCTGTTGCAGAAATGCGCTTTTCTGTATCAGAAATAACATTTTGGGGTACAGTTTTTAAGAGCTGACCGTCATCGTCGATCAACCAGTATAAGGATTTATCCACCTTGTTCCTCGAGGTCACATCGGCGTAGCGACGCTGGAGTCCCGCAGAGGTCACCACAGACCGCGCGAGGAGACTTTTATCGAATAAGCCTATATCCGCACAATACTGGATAACTTGCATCACTTGGTGTTTTTTGACCCATTTGCTGCCGATCGATCTGACAACTGCGAGGCACAGTTTATCAATCGGCAGCTCAAGGTAATATCCTTCACGATAGATCATGCAAAGGATGCAATCAAATATCGTGCTGCCTAAAGGGCCGTACTCATTGATAAGGTCCATGACCTTAAAATCCTCATAATAGCTGACATCTTTCTTGAACCAGTCGAGCCCCTTTTTAGGACGTCTTCCGGCCGTTCGGCTCACCTCCTCTAAAATACGGTGACCGGTATGCCGGTCAGGGCTTCGATGTCGCGCCTGAATGCGTCCTTGTCGCCGTTTTGATTTGATACATGCAATAGGTAAATACGCTGCACGGTTGAAAGATCGTTGGCGGTAAGAAATGTTCGGACATTATCAAGTGAAAAGTGACTGCGCACAAGGCGCGGCCGGAGAGACTCCGGCACAGACCCAGCGCTGATATTGCGGTCTAACAATGTTCGGTCGTAATTGCATTCGACCATGATATAGGTCAGACCGCGAAATGTATTCGGAATAAAGTAAGTATCTGTCGCGAAGATCAGCTTGTCTCTCGTCTCTTTCGAGTACAGGAGGAAACCCAGAGGCTCCGCAGCATCGTGCTGCGCTTCCCACGGCAATACCGCCCATGTGCCGAGTGTAAACTGCTCGCCTGCTTTGATACTGTGTAAGCGGTAGTTTCGGCGGTCTTTCTCGGCGTTCAGCGCGGAAAACGTCCCTCCAGACGCATAAACATCGATGCCCGCCATCGGCAAGCCAAGCGCCGCTTTGGCGTGGTCTTGGTGCTCGTGCGTAATAAGGCACCCCTGCACACGCATAAGCAAGTCCATATATCCCGCGAGTATCGTTCTTTTTCTGATGCCGGCTTCAAGCAGCAGAGCACTTTTTCCGTCGTCTACGGCGTAGCTGTTTCCTGCGCTGCCGGATGCCAGGCATTTGACCGAGATCAATTAAAACCCGGGCACGAACGGTGCCTCTTCCGGTATGGATTCTTCGGGCACCGGCAACGCCTCTGGGTTCATCACTTCGCCGGTGCTCTCGTCGACTTGTATGTCGATCATCGTCTTATTTGCTTTTTCCTGCATCTCCTGTACCGGCGTTTTGCCCTTATCGTCGAGCGCTTCGACCTTCTGCATTTCTGTCGAGGTCGGGCCCCACTTGCTGAGGAGCTGGCGCAGAACGGTCTTCATCGCCATCTTGTCAAACTCTTTTTTCCACGGGCTCGAATTGGAGTTATAACTCGGTGAGTAATGGCTCGCATATGCCTCCATGTCCGGCTTGGACATGTAATAAACATGCTCATGACCGTTGAGCAGCTTAAAATACGCAAAATAACCGACCACGGTATCGGATATGCGTTCGCCCGAAACATCCGGGATGCCGGAGAGTTTATCAAAGCCGCGAAGCTCGCCTTCGTATACCATATCGGCGTTGATGATCTTATATTGCCCTGTGCGCTGCGCAAGCTGTACGAGGCCCTTGTATCCGATCGTAAAGGTCGGCACATTTTTGTACGGCACAACATACGCATAGCCAAGAGATTTCACAAGCGGCAGGTCAAGCGCGGCTGCTTTGACACATTCCAGCGCCACCTTTTCCGGGTCACAGTTCTGGAGCACCGTTTCGCCGGAATACAGGTCGATCATGCTGCTCATAAACTGTCCCGCTTTGTCCTTCAAGCTGTTTTTCAGTTGGGCGCGAATGGTCTGGCTGTTCAGCACGCCTTTAAACTGGTCGATTCTTGCAAGATTGTTGTTCATTTGTTGTTTCTCCTTTTAGTCGTCAAGCATTGTCTGATACTCTGCATCGTCCGGGATGACAAGCTGCCCGTATTCATCGATCGCCACCGGCAAAAAGTCATTCAGAGCCGCTTTGTCTTCGACCTGTATCGGGTCAAATTTATGGTTTGTTTTGTAGGTTACGGCAAACAAGGTCTGCCCGTTGTGTTGCGTCGGCGCGAATGTGATCTTCGCGTTGACTTCAAACCCAGTGTGATTTTCCAACGCTGTGCGCAACGCGCGAACGATTTTATCATCAATGGCGTAAATGATATTCTTCAGCTCGCCGCTCCAGATCGAAACGGGTTCGCCGGTTACCGGCACGGTGATCTTTTCGGCATCTTTAAAATATTCGCTCATTTGTCTGCCTCCACTTTGATTTCTTTATAGTCCGCTGCGACCTGCAAGCGGATCGTCTGATTTTCGATGTTTTCTAATTTTGTGCAACTCTCGGCATTATCTACCCACACGGGCAAATGCAAGTTCATCGCCTTAGAGAGCGCCGCGATGATGTCCAGCCCGGCGTTGTACTTCCGCGCGGTGTTTGTGTTGCTCTCGTATGCGGTGTAAACGTCTTCCTTGTCGCTCTGCACCGTTGCCCGGCAGCACGGTGCGATACCGCCGTTGACCTGCCTATCAAACATGACCCACCGCACACGCTGAAAGCCTGCATTGATCTTGGCCTCAATGTCCGCCGCCTGAAGCTGCACAAAACGTTCCGCCAAGGTAATGCGCTGATCCGTTTCGGCAAGCTGTCGCCCGAGGTATATTTCGTGTGCTTTCAGCTCCTCGATGCGCTTGTCGAGCGCTTTGATCTGTGCTTCGACAGCTGCGCGGGTATCGCCGGAAGCGAGCTGTGCATTCAGCTCGTCCATGCGCTTCTGTGCGGCAAAGTATCTTTCATCCGTCGTCTGTTCGGCTTCTTTCAATTTCGCTTCCAGCTCGCGGAGTTCCGCGTTATATGCCATCGCGTCGACCGTGGTCTCCCATGCAGGCGGCGTGACAATGCTCGCGGTCAAGCTATGTAGCATCTCGTTATCGGAGCTCAAATGTACTTCTATGTCTTTCAGCTCTGCCGCCAGCTCGTTTACACGCTGCACCGTAGATTCGCATAAAGCTTTCAACTCAAGTCCTTTTTTCGTGATCTCATCGCCGCGCCGGGCTTTGCGTGTGTTGAATTCGGCTTTCATCTCCTCCAGGCGTTCCTCCGGGAGAAGCTGTCCGCAGGTCGGGCAGATCGTTCGGTCTGTCGGGAACTGCTCATTATGATTGTCGACCGCCTGTTTTCTGAGCTCGTTGAGCTCCTGCTCAAGGCTTTCTTTCATCGAGACGTTCGCTTTGTAATCCCTCTCAAGCTGCATCTGCTTTTCTTCCGTGCGGCGAATACGTTCACGGAGTGTTTCCGCCTGCCGGGTGATCGTTGTGCTGCCGGCTGTGCTGTCCTTTATGTACGCTGCCTTCGCTTCGGCGGCTTTGGCTTTCTGCTCGGCAATCCTCGTACGGATTGCCGCTGCATCCGCGTTAGATTTCAATCCTTCCAGCTCACTGACAAGCTTCATTTTTTCTTTCATAAGCGCCGCTGTGCTGGGTCGTTCGCTCTCCGGCGGCAGATCAGGTTTGCTGCGCTCGGCTTCGTCGATGCGTGCGGGGATCTCATTCAGCTCGGCATTTAATTCTCGGCGTTTTGCTTTCGCCTGACGCGCCATGTCGTCAACGGTCGTCATTGCGCCGATCCACCCGCCGAGCGGGGCAAGCTCTTCGTGCGCTTTGATGATGTCCGCGTCGCTCAAATGCGGGGCAAAAACGTCCAGCAGCACCGCGCGGCGTGCGTCCCACCTCATGTCTGTGGCAAAATAATGGAGCTTTCCGAGCACCAACAGTTTGTCTTCCGGGGCGATATGTTCCGCGACAAACGCCTTAAATTTTGTTTGCGTCTCCGGCACGCCGTTGATGAGATACGACGTCTTGTTGCCCTTGAACACCGATTCCACGTCGCCCTTACGGCGGGTAAACTCGCGCTTATATGTACGGGTCAAGGTAAATGTATCGCCGTTATCATCTTCAAATTCTCCTATGACGGACGCTTCCACGCCCTCCGGGGCCCCGTAAGGATAAACGTCAAAATCCGTGCTCTGTTCGGCGTTTTTGCCGGTGAGCAGCCACCAGTAAGCAGTTTCCAGCGTGCTTTTGCCGCTGTCATTCGCGCCGAGCACCGTCACCGAATGCCCAAGGGGCGCGAAATCAAACGCCTTCACACCCATAAAATTTTCCAGTTTCAAACTAAGCAGTTTCATTTCTGTTCCCCTTTCTCAGCTTTTCTCTCTGTTTTCTTGCGAGTTCCTGTACATCCGGCAGAATTTTTTGCAATTCCTTTATTACATCTGCCATTCCTTCGCGTGCTGCTCTCTTCACTGTGAGATCGTATATGTCTTTGAAGTCTTTATAAGACATTCCCGAATCTGCAAAAGCATGATAACAAGCTTCCACAGCGCCCGCCCATAAAAGCCGCAGTTCTTCATTTGTATGATAGTAAAGATGCGGTTCAGTTTTGTCTGCGCCTGCAACGTCAACGATAAGACAACCGTATAGCTGTGAGGTCTTGACATTTTCGATGATTCTGTCTATACTGAAATCGGAGTGATTTCTAAACTCTTTTGCCGTTTCATCTGTGCCAGCAGTTGAAGCGGCTTTCTTTTTTCTAAAGATCATGCGTTTCTTTCCTTTCTTTTTCTGTACTCATTGATGTTCACGATATTCCCGCACGACCGTGCGGCTTTTCTTTTCCTGCGCTGCGCGGCGACGAGCCGGTCGATAACGATCTGGAGCCCGAGCACGGACCCCATGACCGTCCCGATCAGCATCGCAAAGCCGAGCAGCTTGACTAAGATCATGCTTTACACTTCCTTCCAGAATCTAAATCTTCGGGTGGGTCACGCGGGTCCTGCCGTAACCTTCCGGCTTCTCGCCCCAGTCAAAGTTCGTCAGATGCAGGCCATAAGTTTTGCGCCACATCATGTCCAGCGCCGCTTCCACGCATCTGCGGTTCTGCGCCACCTGTTCCGGCGTCTCGTCTAAGTATCGTACAATCACCGTCGGCGTGCCGAGGTCGCGCTCTTTGCGCTTTTTAGGGGCTTTCTTCGCGGTCGTTTCTTTCATGAAAATCACCTCTTTTCTTTTTATGCGGTGTCGGTTTGTCCATATCCCGCAGCCCTCCCACCTGCCGCCCGTTCACAATGGCAATCACTTCGGCGCAAACAAAATGGAATCATGGGAGGTAAGTTCCGGGCGGCATGGGGCAAGGCTGCGGGGCGGGTTGCAAATTTGTCGAGTTGACGTTACAATAATAAAAAAATGAAAGTAGGTGTAATCATGGAACTCGACAGTGCAACTTTGGTGGCTTTAATTGCTGCAATCGCTGCAATCATTGCACCGGTTATAACAAGCTGTGTAACTGGCTTGCTCGAAAACCGCCGCCATAAATTGGATATATCAATCGAAAAAATGAAACTGGTATACCCGGAAAAGCAGCAGGCTTATTTAGCTTTAGCATCCGAGTTATCTCGCTTGGTAGATAGCAACGGGAACGGATATGATCGAATAAAATTGATTTCGCTCCTTAACCGTGCTTTAATACTCTGCGATGAAAAAACCGAAGAAGCTTTACTCGGCGTACGCAACGTGTGTTTCAACGGCGAGCCTCCTTGGAATTATGCTGTATATGCGCTTAGGCAAATGAGCCGTGAATTGCGAGATACGCAAGCACAAATAGACAAATCACACCGACGCTGTAAATAGCCATAGCCACTCTTTTTCCTTTCCCAATCAAAACGATTGAGAGTATCGCAACAAGGATAAGTATCCATAGACAAGTTTTCAATGTTTACCTTCTTTCTCCTCTCCACTCGGTATATTTAATACCGAGTCAATCAAGTCTATGTTCGCTTTTGTCCACTTTACAAACTCTGCTATTACAGCTGCAAGTTTTTCTAGGTTGCCTTGCTGATTTTGAAGTTCTGCTTCAAGATCAGCAATTCTTTTTTCTAAGTTCACACTCTCCCCTCCTCTCACCTCTGAATCACAGCTCATTCATCATCGTAAAACTGTGTCCACTCAAAACCACCCCAGCGATTTAAATACCGGCTCGAACGTGATTACCAAATAGGTGAACAGCGCCCACAAGGTTCCGAGAATCGAGACAAGTACTGAATCTTCATGAATTGCTTTGATGCTGAACATCAGTGCCATCAGTAAGGTTGATGCTCCGCAAAGCATTGACGTTATGTACGAGTTAAGGGAAAACACAATGTTCATTTTCCTTGCCTCTCATCCCATTCATCCATCATCTTCTGAAGCTCTGTTATTCCTCGGCTAGTTTTGAGATTGCTTCTAATTGCAAATATAAAGACAATTCCAATAATCACTGTACGAATAATTAAAATTCATTTCTTTACTCCTTGTCTTTGTCAAAGCGCTGTCTACGCAGCTCTTCCTCTTGCCATTTCAGCTTTTCAATCGTAAATTGCATCTGCACCATTTCGCGAATATTCTTCGCGTTGATTTTGGCACTTATCCAAGAGACAACAGTTAAGACCACTATGTAGACAATCCAGAATATTGCACTACTCATTCTTTTCGCCTCTTTCTTTATGTCTAGTACACTAGACAATCAAACGAAAAAAATTTCGCTGACTTTTTTGCCAAGGGCATCAGCTATTTTAATTAAGGTTTCCGTAGTGGTCACAGCAAGTGTTCCACATTCTAAACCCGATATTGTAGCTCGAGATATGCCAGATCGTCTTGCTAACTCTTGCTGTGTGAGATGTTGGGATTCTCGAATTGCTTTTACCTTATTTTCCAATCTATCACCTCCTTGACCTTAGTCTAGCACACTAGACAAACTTTGTCAAGTACGTTTTACAAAATTCTTGACTTTTACATTTTTGTAGTGTATAGTGTAGTTGACAAAGCAAGAAAGCGAGGTGATTTTAGTGACATTAGGAGATCTGATTAAAGAGTACCGCTCCGATCATAAGTTAAGTATGGATGAGTTTGCACAGCGTTCAGGACTAAGCAAAGCATATGTATCTATTTTGGAGCGCAATGTAAATCCATCAACAGGGAAACCCGCTGTTCCTTCTTTAGAAACTATTAAAGGTGTTTCTTCCGCCATGGGAATAGATGTTAATGATTTAGTTTCTGCGCTTGATGGTGACCAAATTATCTCCCTTGTTCCCTCTAAAGCAGACACAGACCTTGATAATATCCCGCCCGGCTTCATTCCGCTGCCGAAAACATATAAAGTTCCGCTCGTTGGGCGCATTGCCTGCGGTACGCCGATCACGGCCGAAGAAAATCTCGAAGGCTATGTAGATGTACCCGTTGACCGTCAAGTAGATTTCGCGCTGCTGTGTGAGGGTGACAGCATGGTTGATGCCGGCATTAAAAACGGCGATGCCGTGTATATCCGTAAGCAGCCTACCGTAGAAAATGGGCAGATTGCCGCCGTACGCATTAACGGAGAAGCGACCCTGAAGCGCGTATATATCAACGGCAATACAATGGTGCTCCAACCTGCAAACGCAAGCTATCCCCCGCTCACCTATTCACTCTCCGACTTAGAAGACGTAGCTATTGAGGGGCTCGCCGTCGGTTTTACGCATTGGTTTTAATCAAAAATGAATAAGAGAGGTATATTTTATGGGTTTACTTGATATTTTTCGCGCTGGTAAAATCCGGCAGGAAAACGAAGCATTAAAGTTGCAGAATAATTTCTTGATACAGAAAAATGCTTTTCTGGATAAGAAACTGCATGATCTCGGCTGCGAAACCTATGAACAGGTGCAGCAAAAATGCGTAGAAGTGCAAAAGCAGATCGGTCAGCATGAAATCGAGCTGGATAATCTTGCAAAGCGCTATGAAACAGCAAATGCGGATTTAGCCGAGACCACGAATTCTCTCTCCAAAACGGAAAAACAACTCCAGAGTGCAAATCAGCGCCTGCGCAAAAGCAAGGAACTTTACAAAGCCGTAATGTCCTGTGTTGAAAACTTCACGACATTTGACATTTCCCCGTATAATTGCAAAATCCCGGACGTGAATTTAAAAGAAGCTGATGAGCTCGCCCCGTCGGTCATTCTCAAGCTGCACAGTATGGACGTGCAGTCCCTGCGCAAAGCCTACCGAGAGAACGACCGTCAAATTGAAAGCATCATGCAGCGATACGCACAACGCTACACCACAAAGGCAAACCAAGCTATTTATAAGCTGATGACCATTGCGCTTCGTGCTGAATTGCAGAACATTCTGACTGATTTGAAATACGAAAAGCTGGAGAAAGCGCTCGAGAACGTGCGGTCAATGACGGCTAAGTATTTGCAAATTGCGTCAGACGGTAATCAATCCATTGCCGGAACGCTCACAAAGTTTATCGGTGAATTGGAATACCTCTTTTGCAATGCTGTAAAAATCGAGTATAACTACTACGTCAAGAAAGAACAGGCACGCCAGGAGCAACTTGCTTTGCGCGAACAGATGCGGCAGGAAGCCGAGGAGCGTAAGGCTCTCGAAGTGGAAAAGAAGAAAGTCGAAGCTGAAGAAAAGAAGTATCAGAACGAGATTGAAAAGCTCTTTGCGCAGGCTGAAACCGCGAACGATGTTGAAAAAGAGAAATTACAGGCGCGCATTTTGGAGTTGCAGGCACAGCTTTCCGATGTCGCCGTGCAGAAAGAAAGAATTGCTTCTCTCGCAAACGGCCGCGCCGGCAATGTGTATATTATCAGTAACCTCGGTTCGTTTGGTGAGAACATGTTTAAAATCGGCATGACACGCCGCCTTGAACCGCAAGATCGTATCGATGAGTTGGGCAGCGCAAGCGTACCGTTTAAATTTGACGTGCATAGCTTTATCTTCTCGAACGATGCCGTCGGTCTCGAAGCAAAGTTGCATGAGATGCTCAATAGCAAGCGCGTGAACAAAGTCAACCGCCGCAAAGAGTTCTTCTATACTTCCATCGATGAGCTCGAAAAATTGGTGCAGGAGATTGAGCCCACTGCCGAATTCAACCGCACCATGATCGCCGAAGAATACCGTCAGTCCCAGTCTTCCGACGTTATCTATACCGATGATGTTACGGACGATGACGAGGACGAAGAAGAATAAGTACGAAAGGAAGCGCCAAACATGAAATTCGGCATTCGGAAGCCCAATTACAAAGCACGGTTCAAAGCGCGCACTACCGGCAAGCTGAAAAGGAAAATGAAAAAAGCGGTCAATCCTTTCTACGGCAAAAAGGGCGTTGGATTTATCAAAAGCCCCTCAAAATCGGTCCAAAGCGCGATATATCACAGAACCACCGTGGGCGTACCCTCTGTTCTCCCGAAATCGAAGTCCCACAAGACTTCGCTTGCAAGTAAGTCACCGTCGCCAAAACCGACAAGGGTCTCGCAAAGCCCTCAAGTCGTTCCTGTGTATTCTGCAAAAACCTATAAGACTACCGGCACGGTTTTGTACATAGTCGGTATCATCGCTTTGCTGCTTGGTCTCGTTACCATTGCTGTTGGCGGCGCATTTTTCATCGTTTTGGGCATTGTTTGCATCGTAATCGGTCACCGTTATAAAAAACAAGCACCCGATACGAATAACACCGAGCCACCTCAAACATAAAATAAGTCACCTTTTCATGCAGAAGGTGTGGATAGAAATAACACACTGACCGAAGTCATACAGAACTCCGACGGTCGCCCTCTCCCGAGGGCGTGGATAGAAAAG